CCGCCAGTAGCCATCGTGCCCCTGAATAACCATCTCCAGAACCGAGAAACCCTCCTTGTCCTTGGCATCCACGTACGCTCCATTATTCAGAAACATCTCAATGACGTGCGGGTCGCGCCACTCGGCCTGCAAGAGCAGGCCGGCCGTATTCACCGCGGGGCTCTGAACCCCAAAGAGAGTTTCGAGACTCACATCGGACTCAGCGTAGACGTTTATGAGAGCCTGTGCGATCGCTTCCGCCGCAGAGGGCTGGGACGCCTCGGCCATTCGCACGGCCTCTTCGACGATGAGAGCCTCGCGCCTCTCGACCAGCTCGCGCGCCTTCTTGTTCAGCTTCGCGATCTCCGCGGTGATTTGATCCTTCTTCTCAAGGTAGGAATCCATCTCGTTTGAGTCTGTAAGACTCGTGCTCTTGAGGGCCCTGACTCCCGCATCACACGAATTTTAGACCCCCGCGTGCCTCATCCCCCGCTTGGGCGACACGCTCTTTGGAGACGCGTTCCGCATCGGCGAAGTTCCAGCATTCGCAATCTTTCCGGCCATCATATTGAAGTTGCGCTTTAACTTTCGGTACTCGGATCCTCCAAAGTTGCCGATCCCTGGCGCGGGCGGACGATAGTTGAAAGACTGCTTTAGGGCCAGACCCAAGTTCCGCCCCCTGGCACCCGCGGCCGCCTTCCGCGCCTTGATCTTGTTGAGCGCCCGGACGCCCACCAAGAGCTTATCATGAAGATTTCTTAATTCATCCTCCAGTTTCTGCTGCTTCTTGACCCAGTTAAAAGTCCTGAGACTGGATGTTCGACTTCCCGTATTCGCATGGGCATTGTACTGCTTCCGCTTCGCGTTGATGCGGCTTACAATGGTCCCGACGTTTTTCAGCTCCTTAATTTCATTATTTAATTGATTCATCCTCTTGTAGGTCGCGCTCTTCTCAAAGTTGGCCATGGATGTCTGGCCGTGTGTGTACAAGGGGGCCTTCTTGAATCCTCGGTTCTTCTGGTTTTGAGTCGGGAAAACACTCCCTGCCAGAATCCTCCCGAGACTCGTCTGAAGAGCTTTCAGTCGAAGGAGTTTGTTCGCGTTCATTAATATAATATTATACTTTAATATGGCCGAGTGCGGAGAGGGTGCGCTCCAGACGAGAGGGACCTGCTGGTTCTTCTCGATCATCAACGGCTTCCTGCTCTCTGACGCAGGACAGAAGATCCTGTTCGATCATCTCGAAAAGTTTTACAAGAAACTGTCACCCCAAGAACAGGCGCAGTTCGACGATGGGGTCCCGGCGCCCTGCGTCAAGTCCCTGCTGACCGCGAAACGCATCTATTTTTACAAGTTCCTGGACCAGTATCTGTGCTTCAGGTCAGGGCCCCGAAGCGCTTCTCTCAAGGCTGGAAAGTCGGCCAACATCCTCGGGGGTGCGAGCCTCGCCGGAACCCTCGCGAAAGCGCACGCTGGCGGGGAGGGTGGCTTTCCGCAGGACGAACTCCCGAAGATTCTCAAACACCTGGGAATCACGGACTATATCATGACCAATCGACACGCACATATTCCAGTTGCGGATGCTCGGAAGCGCCCTCATTTTTTGGTCGCGGTGTCTTCCAAATCGGAACGGGTGGACCGCATTGCACCATTCAGACCCAAGACGTACTCGAAGATGTGTTGCTCAATTACGATCGGAAATTCGAAAGCTTCAAACTCGCTGGCCCACAAATACCACGCAATCACGGGCTACATGTGCAACGGGAAGGGATACCTGTTCGACTCGAACCAGCGGAAGAATTTCCCATGCAACTGGTGGGCCTGGAATGATCTCAAAAGGGTGGTCGATAATGAGGTCGCACGACACTATGACTTTTTCGCGGGTGGGCAGATTAATTACATGGGCTACAATTTTGTCATCTTTTCCAGGAATGATTACATCGACTCCATCAAGCCCGTGTGCCGCCTCAAGTACAAGAATACCAAGACGCCACCGGGAATTTATACGCGTGTTTCAAATAATAAATTCAACAAATACCTGAAAAACGGGACCTGGAACAATCTCAAACCGGCCCAGATCGCCGCTATCAAGCGCGCTCGGGCACGTGAAAAGACCAAGCCGGCGACGCCAATCATAAATAAAGATGCATATAATGATATCCTAGCGTCTTCAAACTCCAAGAATAATGCTCTACAAAAAATGAGAAATCTTGAACAAACTGGATACAGAACAAACTTTACACTTTTAGCTAATTTTTATAAAAATTTGAACGCCAAATACAATACAAGAAGCCCCGAGAATGCGTTTACTCTAGCAAGGAGAGTGATGTCAACTGCGCCTACCAAAACCGCAAGGGCACGCTATTATTCACTGTATTGGAAAACTGTCCTTCCCCATGAGCGCAAGGTCCTTGCGCACTTCCGGGACCACGGGGTGTGGCACGCCCGAAACTATTTCAAAAAGGATTCGCCGTCCGTCAAGCCACCGATCAAGCGCAAGCCCAAACCCAAGCCGAACAGCCCCGCAACTACCCGCCGCAAGGAGGTCTTGGCGCAATTCAAGCCCTTCTGGAACGCTACGAATTCGAATAATCACAATACTATTCGGAATTATATAGCGGCCCACAAGTCCCCCATCCGCAAGGCGACCAGTGCCAACAGAGCCGTTTGGAACAGGTACAAGAGTGCCCTCGAGAACATCAATGCTCTCAAGACGGCCAAGGCGCGCGCCGAGTGGCTCAAGGCTAAGAAGCTCAACTTCACGAAGGGCAACCTCCAGGGACTAAAGAACTACGTCAAGGGCAAGAACCAGGCAAACAGGAACCGTCGAGCGGCGAAAAAGGCTTAAAATGAATTTCTTAGTAATTAGTAATGGAGGCCGACGAGTGCCCAATTTGCACCGAACCCCTCTCGGGAACACTTGCCACGCTCGGGTGTTGCGGAAAGGTCCTTCATGTCGAGTGCTTTGTGAAGTGTATGAAAGTCAAGCTCGATTGTCCCATGTGTAGAGCGCGTCATGACAACCTACGCATGGTACAGGATGTCGAGAGCCAGGTCCTTGTGCCTGTGGCTGTCGAATACAGAAATAAGAATGTTTTTAGAGAACTTTTTACGTTTACGTTAGTGACTTCGGTCGTCACTCTGTCTTGCCTGTATTATCGCTAAACACAGGGAGCAGTGCGCCGCTCGGGTCGGTCGCCTCGACCCAGCGAGGCATCCACTTGTAGGGGATCCAGTCATTGCCCTGGCCCTTGAACATTGTGCTGAACATCTCGCTATATCTCCACTCTCCGTGCTTACGGAGCGACGCGGCCCACTTGTAGCCGACCGCATCGCTCATCCCGTTCTTCTGGCGCCAGGCAATCTCACGGGGCAGGATGTCCTCGAACGCCTTGCGCAAGATGAACTTCTCGTAGCCCTCCTTGGGCATCTTCAGCTCTGTCGAAAACCCATCCATCACGTAGTCTATCACGTCCCGATCGAAAAACGGGACCCGAAGCTCGAGGCCGTGCGCGGACGTCGTGCGGTCGGCCCGAAGGACATCGAACATATGGACGTCCTGGACGAGCCGATTCGTCTCTGTGCGAAACTTGTCGACGTTCGGGGCCGAGTGAAAGTACAAGTACCCGCCAAAGAGCTCATCGGCGCCCTCACCACTCAACACGACCCGGACATCCGTATTTTCCTTGATGTACTTGCTCAGGAGATACATCGGCACAGAGGCCCGAACGGTCGTTGTGTCGTACGTCTCCAGGTGCCAGATCACCTCCTTGAGCACCTTGAGACCCTCCTCGATCGTGAAGATGACCTCGGTGTGGTCCGACTCGAGAAAGTCGGCCATCTTCCGGGCCGCCAGCAGGTCCGGCGCGCCCTCAAGACCGACCGAAAAGGTCCTGATCTTTCCGCCGAGTGCCTGCTTTCCTAGGGCCGCCACGATCGAAGAGTCCAGACCGCCGCTCAGGAAGAATCCGACGGGACGCCCCGCGTGGACTCGCAGCTCGACCGCCTCGGTCAGCAGGTGCCGAATGTGGCTCTGGATGAACTCGACGTCGTCATCGACCCGCGGACTCGGCCAGTAGTTCGGGGACCAGCAGATGAACTTGTCGAGCGTCGAGTCGTAGAGGTGGCCCGGCGGGAAGGGCTCGATGAGTCTCTGGAGGTGCAGGAGCGCCTTGGCCTCTGAGGCAAAGGCGATGCCCTTGGAGTGGCGGCAGTAGAAGAGCGGACGGACACCCACAGAGTCGCGCGCGGCCCACCAGTTGATGCCGTCCGTGTAGACGAATGCGAAATCGCCCCGGAACATCTCGCAGGCCCGCGAGAGACCATGCTGCTCGATCGTCGGCAGGATCACCTCACAGTCTGTGTGTCCCAAGGTCCCGCCAAGCTCCAGATAGTTGTAAATCTCTGCATTTGCCACGATAACCTTCTCCTTGTGTTGAAGGGGCTGCATACCATCATCACCTCCGTTGATTGCGAGACGCCAAAAAGTCAGGCCAACATTCGTATCGATGCACTGGTCGGGTCCGCGGTGCTTGAGAACATCCTTGGGAGGTCTGGTGCCTCCCGTACAGGCGTAGATTCCGCACATTACTTATTCAACACGCGTTCTCTTTAATATATCTGAATATAGCAATGAAGAGACACCCCAGGCACATCGTTCTCAGGCGCGCCTGGCCCGAGCGGTACTTCTCGGGCCTCAGTCGAAGCATGAAGCTCCTGCGCGAAAAGGAGCTCCTGAAGCGCCGAAAGACGCCGTATTCCAAGCTGGGTCTGTCACGGTCGAACAAGGGCGGGACCAAACGGAAGTCCAAGTGGACCCAGCAGTTTCACAAGGTCTACCCGGGGCTCAAGTTTAACAAGGAGGCGATCGCGAGACGGACTGGAATCTCGCGATCGACCCTGAATACGGTCTATAACAGGGGCCTGAAGGCCTGGAAGACGGGCGGGAGCCGCGTGGGAGCAACCCCACAGCAGTGGGCTGTGGCTAGAACATTCAAGTACGTGCTCGTCACGAAGCGCAAGGCTCCGAGGGCCTGGTATGCGACTCGCTTTGATCCTGACAATGACTTACGGAGGCGTTAAAACTCTCGAAAGCCTTGAGATACATGACTCCTGTCCCAGGCGCATAGGCTCTCTCGCGCCAGATGCGCTGGGCGGCTATGATGCTGTCCTCGTCCCGTTTGACCGATCCATCGGGGAAGAGATGGACATCCTCACCGAGAGAGTTCAGGCGTATCTTCTTTTTGGGCCTCGGATCGACTGCGAAAGCACTGGTCCCGACATACTTTCCAGTCCCGATGCAATAAATGCTGACCTCGGATTCTTCCATTGAAGTTCAAAGGTCCATAAGTTCTAAGTGTCTAGAGTTGAGAAACAGCATGAGCTCCCAGATGGACCCAATCTGTGGGCACCACGGCTTGGAGTCCTTTTGGCCATCCGTGAAATGCACGGGGACCCAATTTGGCAGGAAGCGCGCGGTCCCCAGATTCTTGAGGCTGTCATCCACGTAAATGTGGGTCTGGGACGTCGGAAACCCCTTGTAGAAGAGTGCCTCGGGCTTGAGGTAGCTCTTGCGGGCGTTGGGACCGGCACACTTCACCTTGATATCGTCGCCGATGGCCAGGGCGACTGGAGTTGCCCACTGCGCGGGCGAGTTTGTGAAGAGCGTGACGTCCCAGTCTTCTCTGGTCAGTCCGTGAATAATCTCGGCATCCATCTGAAACTCTGTACCATAGATCACCTCGGCCAGGTGGTCCATGAGCCTCTTGTCGTAGACCTTTTCGTGAAAGTCGCTCGTGTCAATTTTAAAACTCTTTTGGAGCCCGAGGGCCGTGTGGCCGTGCGCCAAATACAGGTGTCGGTTGGTCTCGACTGGATCCTTGCACTCGGGCAACTTGGCCCGAACATATTCCACGCAATTGGACTTGACGTGCTGAAGGAGTAAAGGATCTCTCACGAGGACCCCATCAATGTCCAAAAGTAAGCTCTTAGACATTTATATTTAAAGGTTCTTGTCTTTTATATGCTATAATGGCCCTCAATGTTCACAAGCTTGTACCTACTGCAATTCTGCCAGCGCGCGCAACCCACGGCGCGGCTGGTTATGACCTATTCAGCACTGATAGTTATGTCGTCCTCCCTAGCCGTCGAGTGGTTGTCTCGACGGGCATTTCTATTCAACTTCCAGCCGGAACATACGGACGCATTGCGCCTCGCTCTGGACTCGCCGTGAAGCACGGTCTGGACACCCTGGCGGGCGTCATCGACCCGGACTATACCGGTGAGATCAAGGTCGTTCTACAGAATCTGGACACGGCCCAGCCCTTCGTGATCCGCCCGGGCTACCGCATCGCACAGCTCATTCTCGAGAAGTTCGAGGTGGCCGAGGTGGTCGAGACGACCCCTCCGGAGGCCACGCAGCGCGGGGAGGCCGGATTCGGTTCGACCGGCTACACAGGGTATGCAGTCTCAGGGGTTTAGAGACCAGTTGCGCAGCAACTGTGATCCACTCGGCTTAAAACGTTCGAACGTTAAATAATCAATGAATCACAGTCCCTCCGGGACTGGCCTTGTTTTCCAAGCGGTCGCTTGGGACGGCCAAGACCAGGACGACCAATTTACTATCCGTATTTTTGGTCGAGCTGAAAATGGAAAGTCAGTCTCGCTCGGGACGACCTTCAACCCTTATTTCTATATCAAACCTCCTCCGGGGTGCCAGATTGACGGCCTCCGCTCCTTCATCAGGACCCAGTTCTGGCGGGGACTCGCGTCGTGCGAGCGCAAGGATGGCAAGGATCTCTGGGGTTTCCAGAACGGCAAGCTGTCTCCGTTTTTGAAGGTCGAGTTCAAGAGTCAGCGGGCGCTCCGCAGCTGCGTGTACTGCGTAGACAACGTCAAGCACGAGGAGCTCAGGGGCTGCCGCGTCTATGAAGGAAACATCGACCCGGTCCTGCGTTTCATGCACTGCTCGGGCATCAAGTCGACTGGCTGGATCGATCCTGGGATCTGTGAGCCCGACATGGAGTCTACGTGCGAGGTGAACCTCTGGGCGCCGAATTGGCGTTTCATCACGCCCGTTGTCCGCGACGACTTTTCGCCTCTCAAGATTATGTCGTTCGATATCGAGTGTTATTCGAGCACCGGAGGCTTTCCAGACGCTAAGCGTCGCGAGGATGTCGTCTTCCAGATCGGTATGACGACCGGGGCCTTTGGGAGCCAGGAGCCTCTGGAGCGCAAGTGCCTGTGCCTCAAGCAGACAGACGCACCCGACTGCGAGAGTTTCGAGACCGAGAAGGAGCTTCTCAAGGCGTTCGAGAAGTACTTGATCAAGACCGACCCGGACATTATCACGGGCTGGAACATCTTTGGCTTTGATCTTGAGTACCTGCTGACTCGTGCGACGGTCCACTGCGGTCTGAGCCCAGTCTGGGGTCGCGTCCGGGGTTCGGTGATCGAGCTGGTCGAGAAGAACCTGAGTTCGAGCGCGCTCGGCAACAACGAGCTCAAGATGGTGCCGATGAAGGGCCGTTACGTGTTCGATCTCTTCCAGGACGTCAAGCGCGAGCACAAGCTCGAGAGCTATTCTCTGAACAACGTCTCGAAGCACTTTTTGAAAGACCAGAAGAATGATATGCCGGTCAAGGAGATTTTTAGCCGGTATCTGGAGGGCGATCCCAAGCGTCTCGGGGAGGTCGCCGAGTACTGCATCCAAGATACGGTCCTGCCTCACAAGCTGATGGCGAAGTTGTGCCAGATCCAGAACCAGATCGAAATGGCCAAGGCGTGTTGGGTCCCTCTGGCCTTTCTGAGCGAGCGGGGCCAGCAGATCAAGGTCTTCAGTCAGATGGCCTACAAGGCCCGAGAGCTAAACTTCATCATCCCGACGATTCGAGCTCCCAAGTTTCCCACGGGCGATGACGGCTATCAGGGCGCGACGGTTCTGGAGGCCCAGACGGGCGCGTACTACTCGCCAATCACGGCGCTCGACTTCGCATCTCTGTATCCGAGCATCATGTGCGCTCACAATCTGTGCTATTCGACTATGGTCATGGACCCCAAGTACGACAACTTGCCGGGTGTCGAGTACGAGCAGTTCGGGGAATTTCGGTTCGCGCAGACCTCGGAAGGGAAACCGGTGGTTTCCCTTCTCCCCACCATTCTCACAGACCTCAAGGCGTTTCGCAAAAAGGCCAAGAAGCTGATGGCCGCGGCAGAAGGGACGCCTATGGAGGCTGTCTACAACGGCCAGCAGTTGGCCTACAAAATATCGATGAATAGTATCTATGGATTTACTGGTGCTTCTAAGGGCATGCTTCCCCTTGTGGCCATCGCATCGACAGTCACGCTACGTGGCCGTCAAATGATCGAGGAGACGAAGAATTACGTCGAGGCCAACTTTCCAGGGGCCAAGGTGCGTTACGGCGATACGGATTCCGTGATGGTCGAGTTCGATGTGCAGGGCCGCAAGGGCCAGGATGCGATCGATTACTCATGGGAGCAGGGAGAGCTGGCCGCCGAGCAGTGCACGAAGCTCTTCAAGGCGCCGAATGATCTGGAGCTCGAGAAGATCTATTTCCCGTATGTGCTCTACAGCAAGAAGCGCTACGCGGCCCGGATGTATGAGAAGGGCCGCGATGGCAAGGTTTCTTTCAAAAAGATTGACGTCAAGGGTCTTCAGGTGGTCCGGCGGGACAGCTGTCCCTACGTTCGCGAGACGCTCAAGAAGTTGCTAGAGCTCATCCTCGATTCGAGCGACCCGAGGCCCGCGATCGATCTAGCGCGGGACAACGCCCGGGACCTGATGGGCGGAAATGTCCCTATCGAGAAGCTCATGATGTCGAAGCAGCTCGCTTCGGACTACAAGGTGCCGATGGCGCACGTGGCCGTTCGGGACAAGATCAAGGCGCGTGCGCCCGGCTCAGAGCCTCAGCAGGGCGATCGGGTCCCGTTCGTGATAGTGAAGGGCCCGGGCAAAATGTACGAAAAGGCGGAGGATCCTGCGTGGGTCCGTGAAAAGAGTGTTCCGCTCGATTATCAGTATTACTTTACGAACCAATTCAAAAAGCCCGTACAGGACCTTTTGGAGCCGCTGGTGAGTGCGGATCGCATATTTGACAAGAAGTTCATGGTCAAGACGACGAGCACTGCGGAGGTCGAGGCAAAGAGGGCGTTCCTGGCGCGCTTCGCCTTAAAAGCTGGAGGCCCTTCTTAGGTATGGAGCAACAGATTCTGACAATCATTGACGAGGAGGTGACCAGGCGGGTCGCCCTTCGTATGGCCTTGGGTCTCGAGGTCATCTCAAAAAATTACGACATCCCACTCGAACGTCTCATCAAGGACACGGCTGGGCTTGAGGATTCGTTCTGTCGGGGCGTCCTCAAGAGCCACAAGAGGTGCTTGAAGAATCCGCAACCAAACGGATACTGCAAATTCCATCAGTGTCAGGTTCCTCCACCGGCTCCAAAGGTGGCCGAAAGGGTCAAGGCGCCTTGGGAATGAGCCCACGCGCAGCTTTCCAATCACTCTTAAAAACGTGAAACGCTTTTAGAACATGTCGAAAGAAACCTTTCTTCTTGCGAGTTTGACAAAGTTTTTCGATGATCCTGAGAACAAGCAGAAGCTGCATGAGATTCTGGGAGACAAGGGCAGTGGCCCGTCCCTTCGCAGGATTGAGTGGTTCGTGACGAACTACTCTAAGAATAATCACGTGTCATACACGGCCCCGAATGGGAAGATGTTTACGGTACACGTCGCCTACAAGTCGAGTCTGGACGGGTACAGTAAAAAGCTTTTCGATCCGTTTTGTCGGACGGAGCGCATCGAGTTCCAGGGGCTCTCGACGACTGTCGGGCAGCTGAATTTCTTGAAGTGGGCCCTGGTGAATGGTATCATCGAGTCCCTCAAAGGAATGGAAGGGAAGCAAACCCACCCTGAAACTGAAGCATCGTGTACCCATAGTAATACAGGTACAAGTTGTACCCCTGTGTAAGTAACTGCGTATATTGAGGAAGAAATGTGAGTTGAAGATATGTGGTCTGTGAATTTAACTTTGAAAAATTCAAGTACCCTCCCTGATTGTACTCTTTCGGAGTGAGCCCGAAAGAGTACGTATAGATGTTCTTCGACGGTATAGAGAGTGCATGTTCCATTGGCTGTTTGAATGAATAGTAAAGGGATCCTCTAAACGTACTCAAAATATCTACGTTGTTCAGAGTAATCTTTGCTGTATTAATTACGTCAACATAATTGGCATTCCCAGAAGGGAATTGTAGATTAATACCCGATTTGATGTATAATGTTGGATAGCCATATGAGTATCTGGAGTTGTAATAAGTGCTATCGGTAACTGTTTCATATAATTTATTCCTAAAGAACCATGCGAGAGTCTGTACCGGATAGCTTGCGGACAGGTTGAGCTTGATTGTCTGGCTCGTAAATGTCTGAGGGGACTCTTTCTGGACACGATTTACTATGTATTTGAGAGGCGTATTCATGTAGTAAAGTTTTTCGGCATTTTCCAAAAGAATCTCTTCGACTATGAGACTGGGCCAGATGGTCGTTCCGGGTGGGTACAAGTCGACGTTATATCCGGTCGGTGCGTTGCACCACCACGTGTTGGGATGAAACGTGAATCGAACATACAAGCGCTGGTTCCACATGGCACACGCCGGAAAGTAAGGACGGCGAAGACGCTCGCGCCCTTTATTGTTGTGCGAGTGTCTCCGGCAGAAGAAGAATTCAAGTGGAATCGTGATAGTCTGTTGAGTCTGTGAGCTAATGTTTGACCCTCCGATCGCGTTGTATATTCCGAGCTGCTCGTCCGCATCCAGAAACATCTGATCTCTGATAAAGTACCAATCATCGTAAAGAGTCTCCACGATCGTCTCATTTACCAAGAAATCTACTTTATTGATGAGCGCTCGCCCGATGTGATCCGTGTAATTAAAAAGATTCTGGCCCGGTTGACTTGCCGGAAGAGTCACACTCAGGTACATGTTTGAAATGAGGTGACCCAATTCTGTCGGCCGTAACTCAATCTGGACCGTCTGCCCCTGATATGAAGGACTGGGAGGTGGGAATGAAAAGACTTTCTGATACAGAACAAAATTTGAATATTTCTTAAATTCAGGATTCCATTGTGATTTAGTGAGGTCATCGGTCAGAAGATACTTCTCCTGTGGCCCGATTGCCTCGAGTGCAAGGACCGATCCCGAACTGAACCCCTTTCCCCTGGATTCGGTGTATTTGCTGGGTGGGAAGAGTTCCAGGGTCGGGTCGGCATTCCATGCCGTGTTCGAGTTGAGGTCCCTCTGCTCAGGGTAATTTCCGATAGAAATTGAGGAAGGCATGGTGACCGGAGGCAGCTTGGACAAGTCTTTTTCGGCCTCTCGAAAACTAGTAAACTTTCCTGGTACAAAGGTCATCGTAAAGGCCGGCTCTTGGATCATGGCCGGGACTCCCGAGACATACACATCCGCGGCGGTGTTTTTAGGCAAGGACCCATCTTTCGTCTCGAGAGTAACATAGTTGAGCCCCCGTGAAAAAGACGTCACCCTCAAGGTGGTGCTAATGGTCGGAAGACCTGAAACAATCCAGTCATTTGCGATATTATTCGGAGGCGGAGTCGTAAAATGAAAGACTATCCGTCCATCGTGCACAGTGTAGTATCCAAATAATGGTACTTTTGTCCTCTTATTCGTGTACTGAATAAGACCCGGTGGATAAAGAATCGCACCAATGGCCCGCTGCGTGCCTTGTATGCTTTGGTCGGTGTCTGTCTGAAGAGTGAAATACCAGAGAAAGCCAGGACCCGAGGCATTTGTCGCTCCTGTAATCTGAATTTGACCCTGAATTCCTAGAAACCCCTCACCGGTCCAGCCAGGTCCGATAGGCATGTTGGGCCATTCGGTCGTCGCATAGAAAGTCACCTCGGTCGGTCCAGTCACTTTGTAAAATCCACTCACGTCCACTGGAGACAGCGCGACGTTTGTGGGGGTTCCGGACTCTTCGAACGCTGTGGCCGACTCTGAAGCGGGACCTTCTACGAGTGGTTTTGTTAACTTGTGAAACAAATTGAAGACCGAAGCCTGCTGTTGTTGTTCGAGCCGAAGCACGTTCTGGAAGGCTCTTTCGGCCATTCTCTCTACAACTCACTCAGGTTATTTTTCCACATCTGTGACACACTCGTGTTTTTCAGGACCTCCCTCTCAGCCACACGGCGCTCACACAAGTCTTTGAGTTTCAGGACCTCCTCACGCGTGTACTGATACGTCTTAATGTCCAAGAGCTTGGGCCAGAGGTCCTCCTTGAAATTCTCAGACCGGAGCTGGACGTGAATCTCCTCGAGCGGGACATTGAGGACCTGGATGCGCTTGTTGATCACGAAGCCGATGAACCTCGCCTTTTCCGAGAGCCACTTAATTTCAGAATCAAATTGGCCCAAGAGCCACGACTTGCGTTTCTTGTAGAGACCGATCCGGACCTCCAGATACTCGACCAGAATCTCCTCCGGGCTCTCGTACTTCTTGACCGCTCCATTCGGCCCGATCAGGTACATGTTGCTGGTATGGATCGTCTTGGTCAGCCCCAAGTCCTTCACGGGGTCCTCGAGCGCATCGGCTCCCCAGATCCTGAAGTTCGGTGTCGTCTCCGTCGAGTGGTTCTCGAACTTCTGGATCGTCCCCTTGTCGACCAGCTCGTCCAGGTGCTCCTTGAAGTCCTGGATCCACTTGCCCGGTGGGAGCTCCGTCACGTGCAGCTGACTTCCCTCCTTGGTCACCAGGCCCTCCATCACCCACGTGTGGTCCTTGGTCTTTGTAATTTTGCCCTTAAATCCCTTGAAGTAGGGCTTCATAGGGGCCCAGGAGGAGCCTTGCTCCGACGAGGAACCGCAGGTTCCTCTGGCCACCTGGTCAAGGGCACACAGGATGTTGTGCTTGATCACCTCCGGGTCGTACGGCGGAACGTAGCAACTGAAGCCCGTCCCGATACCCTCCGCGCCATTCACCAGAAGCATGGGAATGACCGGGGCGTAAAACTCCGGCTCGACCTTCTCACCATCGTCGACCACATATTTTAGAACAGAATTGTCGGCCGGATCGAAAATCTTTCTGGTCAAGGAAGCCAGACGGGTGAAGATGTACCTGGAGCTGGCCGCATCCTTTCCACCCGCCAGACGGGTCCCGAACTGACCGGAAGGTTCGAGGAGATTCAGGTTGTTCGCGCCTACGAAATTCTGCGCCAGGTTCACGATCGTTCCCTGGAGGGACGCCTCCCCGTGATGGTAGGCCGTGTGCTCTGCCACATAGCCCGAGAGCTGTGCGACCTTCATGTCGGTCGTGAGGTTCTTCTTGAGACAGGCGTAGATCACCTTGCGCTGTGAGGGCTTGAGGCCGTCCGCCACGTGTGGGATCGAGCGCTTGATGTCTTCGGCACTAAAGTTGGCCAGGTCCCTGTGGACAAAGTCCGTCACAGAGAGGGCCTTGACCTGTCCGTAGGGAATACCACGGGGAGGCTTGGCCATGTGGTTCGTGAGCCAGACCTTCCGGTCATCCGCGAGAGCCTTGGAAAATGCCAGAGTCATGGACTCGTCGAGTTTAGCGTCTGCGCTAAACGCTACCGTGAGTCGATCGATCTGCTTGAAGTACTCCTTGGCCTCGGCGGAGGTACTGGTACCGAGACCCTTGTAGTACTTGACCGGACCGCTGACCTGACCGGCCTCCCGGAATGCCTCTTCGGTGAAATACCAGGTCTTCCCAGCCTTGATGACGGGCGTGACCATCGAGACCACAAAACCCAGGTCGATCAGCTTTGGCCAGTATACGTGGAACATATTCAGGACGAGACCCTTGATGTGGGATCCGTCAAGATCCGCATCGGTCATGATCATCAGACGGCCGTACCTCAGGTCCCGGAGGGACCCGTAGATCTTTCCATGCTGCAGACCGAGTATCTTCTTGAGATTGGAAAACTCCTCGTTTTCAGTCACCTGTTTAACAGTCGCGTCACGCACGTTGCGAGGTTTGCCGCGGAGTGGAAACACGCCGAACGCGTTGCGGCCGATGACGCTCAGGCCCGCGATAGCGAGCGCCTTCGCTGAGTCTCCTTCCGTGATGATGAGGGTACACTCGTGGGACTTGTGGGTCCCGGCCCAGTTGGCATCGTCCAGCTTGGGAATTCCCGTGATCCGACTCTTCTTGGACCCGTCCGTCTTCTTCAGCTCCTTGTCAATCTTGGCAAGTCCCAGGGCCAAGAGGTCATCCAGAACCCCTGTCGCCAGAGTGTCCTTGATGAATTTTGGTTTTAAATCGATGACCTCTGTAATCTTGGAAGTGCACTCAGCCTTGGTCTGGCTCGAAAAGGTCGGGTTGACCACGACTGCCCGCACAAAGACAAAGAGGGTCGCCTTGACCTGGGCCGGCTTGAGGGTCGCGCACCTCTTGTCCTTGAGGATCTCCTCCACCAGAGTCTTGACCACCTTGTCCACGTGGGACCCACCCTTGGTCGTCGCAATTCCGTTGACCCATGAGCACTGCTGGAACCCACCACTGGTCGAGTGTCCCACGACAATGTCGAAATTCTCAGTGTGCATTTTTCCCACAGGGACATCACCCATGCGCATCCGGGCATAGTCCTCAAGACTCTTGACCTCGAGCAATTCTGAATTAAAATAGACCTTGGCCTTTGAGCACCACATGGCCGCGTCCCAAGTCCTGGCCTCGGCGACCTTTTCAAAGTCTCCCTGACCCCCGAACCTGGGCCAGTCAGGGAACAGACCGATGGTGACACCCACCGGCTCTGACTCGGTCGTGACGGTCGGAGTACCACACTTGCTCATGTTGTCATTCCATGTCTGTCTGTAGACCTTCTTGCCATCACTAATTTCGATCCAAAATTTCGAAGAGAAGACATTGGCCAGCTTGGCCCCATAGCCGTTCCGGCCACCCGTGACCCTCTGCTCGGCGTCATTGTAGTTTGAGCTGGTCAGAAGATGACCAAAGATGAGCTCGGGAATCCAGATGGGCTTGCCATCGGCACCCTTCTCGGTCTCATGCTTCTTGATGGGAATGGAGACCCCTGAATTTTGGATCAAAATTCCTGAACACTGGACGCTGACCTTGATCTCTGAGACCTTCTTGGGGTTCAGGGAATACTGATCGATCGCATTGACCAGAATTTCGTCAAAGATTTTCACCAGGCCAGGTGATACAGAAAGAATACGAGAAGCGAAGGCATCTCCTTCACGAACCCAATAGGAGGAAGGTTCGGGAGCGAGACTTCCGACATACGTGTCGGGACGTTTGAGGATGTGCTCAACATGGCTGAGACGTTCATAATGCATTATTTAGAATACGCGTGTTAGCTTTAACCCAAAGGGGGGACCCTGTGAGTGAAACTTGTTTCACTCATCCCTCCAATTCGGGAGGGAAGTGGTACAAATGTTCGTAAAATCCGCCACCCTGCAGGACCAGGTGGGCGAAGGTGAACATTAGGGCGCTCATACCGATCGCCGGGCCGATGGGGTCCTTGTGGTTGTTGGCCACGATGATCTCACCGGCCGAGATGATCGCGACGAAACCGATGGTCTCGATCGCGAGTGCCACATTTGGCGATAAAGTCTTGAGGATGCCTGTAGTGTAGTCTGGTGACACACGGGCCGTGAAGGCTAGGCCGAGCATGATGACGGCCACAATTCCCATTATGATAAGGATCGGCTTTCCGAGCTTGCCAGCCTGTGCCTTCTCCTTGTCAGTCATCGGCTCATTTCCAAAAACGGAAAAGTATCCAGCAAACTCACGGCACACGTGGTACAGGAAGAAGAGCATCAGGGCAAAGACGAAGTGGTTGATCAAGAGGTCTGTGCGCCCGCGGGTCGCCGTCAAGAAGACCGCGGCCAGAGCACCGAATCCTCCAGTCGCGAGCGCGTCCTGCATGAACTTCTTGGGGTTCTCGGCCACATAGGACACATGGCCATTCAGGAGAGCCAGCACGATGAGGGCCAGGATAACGCCACCCTTGCCGGCCAGAGCACCCTTCTCGAACAAGTGGGCCGCCTTTGTCTGAGTATTGGTCATCGCCGTGTTTAATCCATTCGGGGTCTTCTTCAGCCAATTTCCGAATGAAATTGCAAGGATCAACATGATGCCGGCCGAACACGTGAGACCGACACCCGACCCCACATTCATGGCTGTGCTCATCTTCTTTTCGGATGGAGGCGCGGTACTCATCTCTTCTTATGTTTGATGAGAAAATAAGCCGTCGCGGTCGCCAGACCCGTCCAGAGAACGATGTGGTCCAGCTTGTTCATCGCCTGGATCTGCTCGGGCGGGAGCTCGTCGAACGCCTTCTTGTAGCCTGGGGGCTTGAATGGCAGCCAGATGTACCGACCGAAAGGGACGAGCGTCGGCCCGAGCTTGTCCTGGCAGTTGTACGAGTAGTCGTACCACGCAAGGGCAATGTATGGGAACCAGATCAGAAAGGATAGGACCCAGAGATTCTTGTGGGGTGCGAACCAGTAGCCGGCCGCAAGAATCGCTGTGAAAACGATGCACTTGAGGTTGAGTGCGAAAGGGTGTCCAGGGAAGATACCACCGGCCATCTACTTTCTATTGTACATAAAAATTAGAATTAGAATTAAAAACAGAATCGCCAGTAGTATACCAATACTCAAATCAAATTGCTTTGAGGGCTCTAGGGGCACAGACACTGGGGGTGCAGGTTCGGTCGTCCAGATTTTCAGAGCCTCTTCGACCGACAGAATAGGTTTTCCTGTGCGTTCATTGACGAGATTATGGGCGTCGACCGACCACTTGAAGAGGACCAAAGGATCGCGTGAGTCTGGAAACGGCATCTCTTTGAGCAACTCGGCGAAGTGCTGTCCGCACATACCACACGGAATAACAGAAGGATACATTGCGATGAACTCTGGAGTAATTGACTCGGCCAAACATCCGAGGTGAAGAACTCCCCAAAAGTAAGGACCCCATTTATTAGGAGGAATACCCATTCTAATTTTACTCTAGAAAATCTTACTCCTCAGTTTCCTCGGGCTCGGGCTCCTCGGGCTTCAGAGCCTCCTGAAGGAGTGCGGATGAGCGGCTCACGGCTGTCTTGACCCATGCTGTGGCTCCGGTGCCAAGAATCAGAAACTGTCCGGCCCCGATGGTCTTTCCATCTGAGGAAATCACACCATCCTCACCGAACACAAACTCCTCGGGCTCTCCGCCCTCGTGGAGAATCTCGGCCCGATGGTTGACATATAGACCCGTCTTGATATTCTTTACATAAGAACCCTCGAGAGTGTACGTGTTGGGAATAGGACTGAGCTGAACACGGCCAAAAATTCCAGAGGTCCAGAACAAACCGGACTCGGGGTGCTGAAGAGTGAATGCCATTATACATTTAGTAATGAAATTAGTTTCCTCCACGAAGGCGCAAGACGAGATGGATCGTCGACTCCTTCTGAATGTTGTAGTCTGCGATCGTCCGGCCGTCCTCAAGCTGCTTTCCCGCAAAGATGAGCCGCTGTTGGTCTGGCGGAATGCCTTCCTTGTCCTGAACCTTTGCCTTGACATTATCGATAGTATCGCTCGACTCCACCTCGAGCGTGATGGTCTTGCCGGTCAAAGTCTTTACGAAGATCTGCATTTACTATTACGCTACACAACTTTTTAAGTGGAGGCCCGGCAAAAATTCGTGTCCTCCCCTGGCCAGAACCCTGAACCCTAGTGACTAGCCAAACACCAAAAGATGGCGACCCAGATGACCTTCCCCCGTCTCTCTATTGAGGATGGTCGCGCGCGCAAGAGGGCTCCACCTGTCAAGGCGGCTATGCACGCGCCTCCACCGCCTCCGAAGGGCAAGGGAGGCGAGCTCTGGCAGAAGTTCTACAACAACGCCAGAGCCTCGGGTCACCCAGACCCCGAGAAGATGGCCGACTCGCTCCTGCGCGCCCGCGAGCGTTCCCTGGAACTGGTGGAAGCCTTGCACACGACTCAGGTGACGACCGCCCCTCCCAAGCCCCAGGAGACGGTCCCCAAGAAGGGCCGGGTCCTCCCGAGCTCGGCCGCACGCTGCAATGCCAAGACGCTTGCGGGCAAGCAGTGCCCCTTCAAGGCAACCTGCGGAGAGTTCTGCAGCAAGCACCAGGTGGTGAATAAAATCTAGAATACTTGTAGTGAAATGAAAGAGTTCAATTGGAACTATATTTGGGCCGCTCTGGTCATCAACTTTGTCCTCGTCTATTTAGTCCCCCGTCTCATAAAGAAGCCCACGAAGATCCAGGTCATCGACGACATTGTCCTCTTTCTGAATTCTCAGAAGGACTTCCTGGTCGCCTCGTCGATCGTGGTCGCGATTGTCACGTACGGCTCGCACTACTGGGTCGCCTCGGCGAGCGAGGGTGGTGGCCACCCTGAGACGCTCGAAGCAGGGGACGAGTTCTAGGCCCTTTTTTCTCCGTCTCTAACAACTATGGCAACCACGAACGCTGCGCTGGTTCAGGCGAATAATGCCTTGAAGAAGTTGAACACCGGAGCGAACGCCCAGGTCGCGGCGAATGCCGGCCAGAACGTCTCGCAGAACCTGGCGAAGATGAATACGAGCTACACCGCGGCCGCGAACGGCTTCCGTGGTGTCGCCCGAAAGACCAACAATCTGGGTCTGAAGGCCATTTCGAATAGTTTTAATGCTGCTGCGAACGCGGCGGAGGCCGCGGCGGCTGCCAAGGCGGCCCAGAACGCGAAGAACGGGCTGAACAAGCTCAAGAACGCGATGGCTCTCAATGTGAATCGGCTCAACAAAGGACAGGTCCCAGCGAGCAACGCAGGTCTTGCATAATCGAACGGGTCCATTCGTGGTCCCAGCGAGACACGCGCTTTTCGAAGCAGTCCTTGAGGCACCTGACGAGGTCCTCGTGGGATGGGTGGCCCCACTCGAGATCCTTTGTAAATAGGAAATCATCGAAACCGATCGGTCCCTTGGAACACTTGATGACCCAGGGCGTCCGGACGTATTCCTTGAGTCCCCCGTAGTCAGATAGAATGACGGGTTTGGACATCATAGCGGCCTCTACGGCCCCCATTCCGACCCCCTCGGAGTGGGAGCAGTTGACATAGCAGTGGCACGAGCCATGGATGCGATCCATGGCTTCGTCTGGGAGGAGGCCGTTGATGACGACGACATTCGGTATCTGAAGCTGGATGGGTTCGATGCAGGTCGCCTTGAGAAGGAGACGCGCGTCGGGTCCAAAGTTGCACTCCTGGAAGGCCCGAATGAGCCCGTTGATATTCTTGCGAGGATCCGCGATATTCCCGATGGTGTAAAAGGTGTAGGGCGTTGTCTCGGCCGGCGCCCTGTGCGGCTTTTCGTCCGCGTAGAGTCGAAGGACCTTCCACTCCACCTCTGGAAACTGGCGCTCAAACACCTCCTTACAGAAAACTGACGCGACATAGAGTGTCTTGTACTTGGTGAGAATTCCGTACGCAGGATTGACCGTTTCAGTCTCGCAGATGGTCATATAGGTCATCTTGGTACAGAGAGTCGCGTACTGATCGATAAGGTTCAGCTGATCCTGGACTGGCAGGATGAAACCAAACCCTGCGTCGTACGATTGCCTCTTTGGTGGGTGTCCAAGCTCACAATACTCTGTCTCGTGTCCCTGAGAACGCAGGAGTTCAGCGTACCGGTTGGTCACTTGGCCGATGCCCGCCAGGAGGCGAGGACCGATGAAGAGCACATTAACCATTAATATCGTTGCGGGTCATCTGTTTAACTAGGTCCTCGAATGAAATCTTCGGAATCCATCCCAGGACCTCGCGAGCCTTTGATGCATCCGCGACGAGTACATCGACCTCTGCCGGTCTGTAAAACTCCGGGTTCACCTTGATTACAACGTCTCCGTCCGAAACGCCAACCTCGCTCTCTCCCTGACCTTCCCAAGACACCGAACCACCGAGTTCCTTGAATGCAATCTCGATAAATTCGCGAATGCTGTGTGTCTCGCCCGTACCAATGACAAAGTCGTCAGGCCCGGGCTGCTGGAGCATGAGCCACATCGCCTCCACGTAGTCCTTGGCGTGTCCCCAATCCCTCTTGGCGTCCAGGTTTCCTAGCTCGATGGGCTTGCGCGTTTTCAGCCACTCCCCGAGACCGAGGGTAATCTTGCGCGTCACAAACTCTGCGCCACGACGCTCAGACTCGTGGTTGAACAGAATGCCGGTACACGCGAACATATTGTACGACTCGCGGTAATTCTTGGTGATCCAGTAGCCAAAAAGCTTCGATACTCCATAAGGGCTCCGAGGGTAAAAGGGCGTCGTCTCACTCTGGATGGGCTCCTGGACTTTTCCGAACATCTCGGACGTCCCGGCCTGGTAAAATTTGAATTTTGAACTAAAATTGCTCTGTCGGATAGCCTCCAGAATGCGAAGGGTCCCCAGTGCGTCCACATTGGCCGTGTACTCGGGCTGACCGAAGGACACTTTGACATGCGACTGGGCCCCAAGATTGTAGACCTCGATCAGATCATATTTCTCGAATGAATTTATGATTAAATTTATACGGGCCGTGTCTGTCAGATCTCCCTCGACCAGATGAAACTTGGGGTTCGTCTTGAGGTGATCGATTCTCTCGTGCTTCTTCTCGGAGCAATATCGCGCGAGACCAAAGACGTCATAGTCCTTGGTCAGAAGAAACTCTGACAGGTAGCTTCCGTCCTGACCAGTCACTCCAGTAATGAACGCAGCCTTCATGAAGGTTTCATGAACAGACGCCTTATCTGAAAGTTTAAATAAGAAATTCTAAACTCGATCGTATTTAGAAGTAAAATTAAGAGGGACGACTCCCGCACGAGTCTGCTCGGGGGCCTACAGAAATCTCCGAGCCACGAGACCCAGGAGGCAATATAGGCGAACGCTTTCTCCATTCAAAAGAAAATGTCTCTAAACTTTAGATGAGCCTTTTATGGGTCCTGGGGATGACAGTCTCTGAACTTTTTGGAAATGCGCATCTCAAGTGGTATTCTCAGAACGGCAAGAATCATCACCTGTGTCTGGGGATCCTGGCGTGGGCTCTGGTCATTGCGTTTCTGATCAAGGCTCTTTCGTCTTCGACGATGATGTGGACGTGCATCATGTGGGAGGCGATGATTGTGGTCGGCGGGGCCATCACGGCCTATGTATTTTTTGGAGAGAAATTCACCCACTGGGTCCAGTGGCTCGGGATCCTCTTTGCACTCGGTGCGGCCATCTGCATCAACTACGAATGTTCAGAGGCTATTAAACCCTTCGGTTGTGATTAGTCCAATGGATGAGTTTCACAAGCACCTGCTCGAAAGAATTACTAATTTAGAACTAGAATTGCAGACCCTCCGAGAGGTGACGTGGCCGGTCTGCCAAGGACTGCTCGACAAGAACGGGCCTTTCGAAAACAAGAAGGAAAAGAAGAATTTTTTTCAGCACCTATTTTTGGATGAAATTAAGAAACTCTTGAAGCTCAAGGCCCGGTTCATGGGGACCGGTCCAGAGACTGACATTGCCGAACTTCAGTGGGTCGTGGTTGAGGTGTGAGCGGATGCCCGACTGAATATGTAATCCCAATTCTGTATATCAATTTTTCTATCAAATAGTTCAAGAAACTCATTCTCTATAAGTTTCTTGAGTTTCATATATTCAGGGAAGTCCTCTGGATTTTTAGGCGGATGTGAAGTTGGAAAATCAATTGTCGTCCCGAGCAATGCCACTCTCATTCCAGAGTTGTATGTAGTCAAGGCCTGTAGGCTTAAAGTTTGAAATAAAGTCAAACCAACTTTCAGGGGGCTGATATTTTTCGCCATGTTCTAGAGAAGACTTTTTTGGTTCTAGAATGGAAGTTTGTTGGGCGATCGGTGAACAGAGAAGAGGAAATCCCAAAAACCGAACCATCGCAAAATAAACATGGTCTATGCCCGAACGTGCATCGACATTCTGTATTACAAATCTGGCAAAGTCTTTTGTCATCCAGATGACCTCGCACCCTCCATTATTGTTTAGTCGTTGAATATTGCCATTTGGTAGAATGTGAAATTGGACGCCGACCGACACATTTACGAATGGAATTCCTTCGGGTATATGCATCTTTGTTGCCCAGTCCTTGATGAAGACGGCGTCGTCGTCGCAGAACAGTGCCGAGTCGATCGATGGGTCATCGATGAGGGCTTTGCATGACTCGAGATTCTTGACGAGTCCCGAAATGCACGAGGGGCTGAGATATTTGCCGAGACGCACATGAAGCCATTGGACAAATGGGTGGTCTACGGGATAGCCGGTTATCCACTCGACGTCTGTAAATCCACGGTCCTTCAGGTGCTGCTCAAGTACTGGGCGACGCTCGGGGCATGCCAATGGGCAGTGCTTGACGTACAACCTCATGGTGTGAACGCGCCTTTACTTTTTAATAACATCATACTTCCAACTTTTCTTGGCCAGATACTTCTCAAGTTCACTGTGGTTCAGGTTGTAGAAATATTGCTCGCTCGGAAAATCTTTTGAGATGACCTCGTCTGCATAGCGAGACAGAGCATCTGAAATTAGACGATCCCCGTCCAGGTATTTTTTGATGAATTTTGGTTTGAAATCCCAAAACATCCCTAGCATATCGTGAATGATGACCACCTGGCCATCCACCTTGTTTCCGGCCCCGATGCCAAAGACCGGAATCTTGAGTTCCTTACTCACGATGGCTCCGACGTCGTCCGGAACAGCTTCAAGAAGCAACAGGGCCGCGCCCGCATCTTGAATCCCGACGCTTTGCTGTACGAGGTTGTCTATTTCTTCACTCGTCTTGGCTTGGATCTTGTACCCTCCAAACTTGGCACGCGTCTGGGGAGTCAGACCGAGGTGAGCCATTGTGATCATCCCGGCGTCATTGATCGCCTTGATGCGGTCTGGGTAATATCCCTCGAGTTTCACGGCATCCATCCCAGATTGAATGAAACGACCCGCATTCTCAACGGCCGTCTTCTGACAAGACTGGTACGACATGAATGGCATGTCCCCAATAAGAAAAGGACGCGTGGCTCCCTTCGAAACCGCACCACAGTGCGCTATCATCTTATCCATCGACACCTTGTTGAGGTCCGGATCCCCATATACTGTAGAGCCTACAGTATCTCCCACAATGATGAAATCAATCTTGTCGCATGAATTTATGATGCGCGAAAATGGGTAGTCGTACGACGTCACACCCACGCTCTTCACCCCGAGTGCCTTGTTTTTGCACAAGTTGATAATTGTCCTTTTCATCTTATGTAAAGAATACGTGCGGTTTATCTTTAATATGTCCCTGATATCAGCTCTTATTGACCAACTTGCGGATAATGGAATTGACACATACTTTCTCGTCACTGGAGGGGCGATTGCTCCTTACGTGGATGCTATCGGTCAAACTGCCCGCGTCAAGTATTACTGCTTTCAGCACGAGCAAGGTGCCGCAATGGCGGCCGAGGGCTACTATCGCGCATCTGGGAAGATTGGTGCTGTTCTTGTAACGAGTGGCCCTGGTGCCCAAAACCTCATCAACGGAATCTGTGGGTGCTGGTTTGATTCCATACCATGTCTTTTCATCACGGGACAAGTCAACGTGAAAGAGTCCCTGGACTCGATCGAGTCCCGTCCGAGACAGTTGGGGTTTCAGGAGATGCCAGTCGTGTCCATGGTTTCTACATGTTCCAAATTTTCATGCAAAATTAACAATGTCAGCGAGGTTGCCTCTGTCTTTTCGAACGCCATAATGAGCATGACGTCTGGTCGTCCCGGTCCGGCCGTCGTAGACTTTCCTGTCAATATTCAAATGGATTGCGCACCCGATCAATTTTGTTTTAAAATTGAGAAATATTCAGAGCCAGAGGTGGTCATCCCTTCTGAAGTGGAGACCCTCGTTCGGGAAGCGAAACGTCCGCTTGTGATTGTCGGAAACGGGGCTCGTTCTGCCAAAGAGGAGCTTGCGGCGTGGTTGAATGTCCCGTTCGTGACAACGTGGGCCGCGGTCGACATGACATCGCACGACCACCCTCTTCGTGTTGGCTCTCACGGTGTCTATGGAGACAGGGTCGCGAACTACGCTCTACAGAACGCAGACCTTCTCATTATTCTTGGGTCCCGTATGGACACTCGTCAGACAGGCGGAAACCTCTCGCTCTGTTCTCGTGAGTCGAAGCGTATTATGGTCGACATAGACTCTGAAGAAATCGCCAAGCTTGGTGAGAGAGGCTTTCCAATTCATGTCCCTATCATTGGTTCTGTTGCGTCTTTTATTCGCCAGGTGTCTATTTCGTCTCCCCATGAGTGGATCGATACACTCGCCACTTGGAAGGAGGCCTTCGGTGTCGAGACGACCCGTGAAGGAAACGTCTATCCGTTTTTGAGCAACCTCAATCTTCCAGAGGAGTGCATCATTATCCCTGACCAGGGCGGGAACCTCATCTGGACTATGCAGACGATGCGCCTCAATGGAAAGCAGCGCCTATTTACGAACCTCGGTAATTCATCGATGGGATGGTCACTTCCAGCGGCGATTGGCGCCTCCATCGGAACGAACGGAAAGGTTCCCATCGTGTGTATCGAAGGAGATGGAGGAATTCAAATGAATATTCAGGAGCTCCGAACACTTGCGTCCCTTGGTCTTCCAGTGTCTGTAATTGTTCTCAATAACCAGGGGTACGGAATTATTCGTCAGTTTCAAGACTCGTACTTCGGTTCTCGTTATACCGCCACGAGCTCGAGTGATGTCTTTGGGACGAGTGACGGAATTGACTTCAAAAAGATTGCCGAAGCATATGGAATTCAGTCATTTCGAAGCCTGGAAGTCGAGGTGACAACCTCTGGCCCTGTTCTGTACGACGCTCCGATCGACTCGACTCAGAAAATCTTTCCAAAGCTCGAGTTTGGAAATTCTCTCGAAAATATGTCTCCCTATAGGACTGAACTCCACGAGCACATGATTGTGAAGCCAGTCGCTCCCAATGCCGCGTCTGGGTGGGTTAAATAAACTGGTCCTTAAAATAATAATGTCTATTTGCGTCCTTGGTGCCGATGGATTCATAGGACGCAACCTTACAAAAGATCTCGGGGTCCGGGGATACGGACGCCGAGATGTTGATCTCCTCGACCCGGCCGCAGTCGATGCATTTTTCAATTCAAATTCATTCGATGTCGTTATTCACTGCGCGGCCATGGGAGGAAGCCGGCTCAAGAAGGATGACCCGGACGTCTTTTTCAAGAATGTTGCGATGTTTGAGAATGTCGCGCGCCACGCCGCCAAGTTCAAGCGTCTGGTCTGGTTCTCAAGTGGGGCGGCCCTGCATGCGCGGGACACACCCTATGGGTTCTCAAAGCACATCTGTGAAAAGCTCGCCAGTCTGATTCCAAACTGCCAAGTTTTTCGCATCTATGGGTGTTATGGAATCGACGAGCCCCCGACACGCTTTATATCAAGCTGTCGGCGAGGGCTCGTCCATATCGAAGAGAATAGATATTTTGACTTTTTTTGGGTCGGAGATATTCACAAGATCGTGACCAACTTGAATACGTGCGATGGGAAGGTTCGGGACCTCGTCTACAAGACCAAGTGGAAGCTCTATGACGTGGCGAAGATGAACCGGGCGAAGGCCGTGAGCCTCTCACGCGACGGTGGACCCTCGTACGTTGGCGAATTCGATGAGGAGATCGGACACGCGATCGGCATCCTCGATCGACATCCCGTGATGTGCCCCGAGGAGGAAGGCGTCGCTCATGAGAGCATCTGAGACCGGAAACTCCTTGAGGTACTTCTCACGATAGGCTGGGTGCCGGGTGATGTTCCCTGAGAAGCACACGCGCGTCTGGACCCCTGAGTTCTCCAAAAACGTGAGGAGCTCGAGGCGGTCGCCCTTCTTACAGACGAGTGGAATCGCGAGCCAGTTGGGCTTGAACGAGTCGTCTGGCAGGGTGTAGTACGGACAATCCTTGAGGCGCTCCAAGTACCTCTCGAAGACGGTCCGGCGGCGAGCCAGAAGGCTGTCGAGCTTTGCCCACTGCGCAAGACCAAAGGCGGCGTTCATCTCGCAGGCCTTGAGGTGGTAGCCGATGGCTCCGTAGAGAAACTTCCAGTCGTACGGGATGCCGTCGACCGAGTGGTTGAACCTCTCGGAGGGCTCCTCGATGTTGTCGCCGATCCGACCCCAGTCGCGGAACATAACGGCTCGCTTCAGGTACGCATCCGAGTTGAACATAACCATCCCACCGACTCCTCCGGCCGTGATGACGTGGCTGGCGTAGAAGCTGGTCGTTGCAATGTCGGACCACTGGGTCGTCGTGATGGTGTCGGCCGAGTCCTCAAAGAGAATGAGGTCCGGGAAGGCTTCGCGGATCGCCTTCCAGTCTGGCGTGTTGCCGATGAGGTTCGGCAAGAGCAAGACCTTCGTCTTGGGTGTCAGGACCTCCCGGATGTTCTCGACGCTCGGGACGTACCTCCCACCATCCTGGACCTCGCAAAAGACGGGGGTCGCTCCGACCTGAATGATGGGAGCGACGGTCGTTGCAAACCCGCATGCCGGGGTGATCACCTCATCCTCTGGCTTGAGATCAAGAGCGCACAGACCAAGGAGAATGGCACTCGAACCCGAGTTCACAAAGAGGCCGTGCTTCTTTGCGAAACGCTCGGAGACCTTCTTCTCAAACTCGACGGTCCGAGGACCAAAGCCTGCAAGCCAGCCGGCCCGCAGAGACTCCTCGACGGCCTTGATTTCCTCCTCGCCGTAGGCCTCGAATTGGTTCGGGGCATACCAGATCTTCTTCGACATATGTGTTATAAAAGGATGAAACTTTTATATAGAAGTAGAAATGCGCATCCTGGTGACCGGCGGACTTGGATTCATAGGTTCCAACTTTATCAACCACATATTGAAAACGACCGATCATGAAATTATAAATGTCGACAAGTGTGACTACATGGCCCGAGAGCGCAACGTCCCTGAGCAAGAGCGATACACTTACATCCGGGGCGACATAACTGAGCAGTACCACATGACTCATATATTTCGAGAGCACCAGCCAGATGTCGTGATCCATTACGCGGCCCAATCGTGCGTCACGAAGAGTTTCGACCTGGCCTTTCAATACACACAAGACAACGTTCTCGGGACTCACGTCCTTCTGGAAACGGCGAAGGAGTATGGAAAGCTCAAGCGTTTCATTCACATCAGTACGGATGAAGTCTACGGAGAGGTCGGTCCCTCGGTCACATCCGGAGAGGAGGCTCCGCTGAACCCTAGCAATCCCTACTCGGCGAGCAAGGCGGCCGCAGAGCTGTACGTCCGGGCCTACATGAACGCTTACAAGCTTCCGTGCATCATCACGCGGGGCAACAATGTGTTCGGTCCTCAGCAATATCCCGAAAAGGTCATTCCGCTCTTCATAACTCAAATTTTGAATGGAAATTCAGCGACCATTCACGGAGACGGATCGACCCGTCGCAATTTTATACATGTCGATGACGTTTCTCGGGCGGTCGAACTCATCCTTCAGAAAGGAGAGGTCGGAAAGACATACAATATCGGAAGCCAGCATGAGTAT